CCCAAATAGTGGGCCCGCCTCCAGCGACCATCAGTTCGGCGCCCATGTAACGCTTCTCCCGATCCACGATGTAACGTATGTCGTATACGTCTTCCATGAAACGGCCAGCCTCCAGGATCACCTCACATTTACTATCATAGTCTGACAGGCGTTCTGTCTTGCCTGAAGTTATCTCTTCGGCAATGGTCTTGCACATCCTGCGCAGCTGCTGTTCGCATGTCTCTCTTCGTCCTTCTTTGTCTCTAACTGTCTTGATTCTTTCTTTTACTACTTGCATGTTTTACCTTTCTGTTGCGGGTCCGGCAGGTTGGTTATGATGGCCTGCCAGCGTCCCATTCTGATTACTGTGAGATTGCATAAACTCTCTTTGTAAACATGGTCCCACTATATCCTAGATGCCTAAGCGTGTCAAGCTTGTTCGCTTGATGCCTGTTCATTATGGGGCGGGCCCACCCTGCTTGAAGCTTGCAGCTTGTGCGTTATTTTTATTTTTTTGATTGGGCCCTTACCCAGGCCCTGTGGGGCTCCAGGCAGTCAGTCCCGGTCTCCCGGTCCTGCCTGCGAGCGGTCAAGCGATGTGTTTTACCTTATCGCGCGACATCTACTTGACCCCAGGTCCCACTACCAGTTTGCAAACTGTATCGTACACAAATAGTAGGACCAGGGCTCAAGTTTAGCTCTTAACTAAATTTTCTAAAGCAATGACAACATCCTTAGACATGTTCTCTTCATCACTGTCATAGTGAAAGTCTTTTAGTATTGCCTTTATTTCTTCTTTAATATTTTCTAAGTCTTGTATTTCTTTTAAGTTTTGCATTCCTTCATTCATATCCTTTAATATCCTATTGCTTGACGCTTGTCAAGCTTGACCCCAGATCCATCAGCTAAGTACTTTAAAGCGCTTCGCATAAATGCATACGCTAATGGATCAGGGCTCAAGGGCGCAGGTGTGCGTAGGTGAGGATCTTCCTTGTACCCCGATGCACCAAGATACAATCCCAGTCAAATAATGACTCACGACCTAGGCTATAGAGTTTAAATCCCTCACTCCAAGCGCCTTTGACCTGAAAGGACTACAACCAGAGGTAGTGCGATCTAATTAGTTTAGTTGGAGGCTAATTTAATTTCGATCCACTTGGTTTTCTAGTTGTTTAGTCCTAATGCAATATAAACACTTGACAATCTTTTGTCAAGAGGATAATGTGGGATTATTAATAACACTAACAGAAAGGACACAATGTCTAAAATAAGAATGAATACCGAGTATAGAAATAAACTCTATAATCGGATTAAAGATGTCTTTGAAAAAGAGGACACGCAAGAACGACAAAGTTTTTTAGAGGCGAGAGAAAACTTTAACGAAAACCAAAAGAGTGCTTTTGAACTTGCAAGACAAGTAGTAGAGAGATCATATCCTACTGATGATGTAGCCACACTACGAAAGTTTAAAAAGAAGTATGGCGACCCGTGTGATGTAGTAGCAAAAGATAAATGCTTTTACTTTTCACATAACGAAGATGTAGATGAGGAAGGCGAGAAAACAGATACGCAGTCTCATTTTGACTTTGGACTATTTGGTAATCTAAATGGCAACGAAAATTATAGTAGTAGTGAGGATAGTCAGCATTTTGCCCACGCATATTATAGGGAAGAACTTAAAGCTAAAGGTTTAAACCCTGATATAATTGCACAGCAAAATGGCAAAGATGATAACCCACATAAGACTAAACACATTGACGCAAATAATAAGTTTTTAGGTAAAGGGTCAAGTCATTATTCTGAAGATTGTGATAACATTGGTATGACTAAAAACTTCAACGCACCATTTTTTGTTGATGTCATTGGAACTAGCCATTGTAGATCAAGAGCGATAGCTTGTACTAAAGACGAGTACAATATCTTTCTTGCGTGGCGAGAGGCAAAAGCAAAAGTTGTAAGCACACACCAAACTTGGATAGATAGTATCACAAAGCAGACAGACCAATTAAAGATTGGCTTGAAAGCATACAGATATTTAAGCGAGGGTATCGAACTTGCTAGTGAACTAGGAATAAAATTAGACGAGGCAGAATTAGTTAGAACTAACTCTACTGGCTTGACGATTTACAATCCTAGCAACCTTGCAAACTTAATCAAAGGTATGAAAAATAAAAATCAGACTAGAGACGATAAGATTAAGGCGAGACTACAATACGAAAAACAGTCAATTAATTAAATTGACAAATGTGTGGGATATGTTATTATCCCACATAACAACAATGAAAGGACATAATATGTATATAGTACTACAAAAATTAACTGACGAGTATTATTCAGTTGATAAGGTAAGAAAACCGATTGCTACTTTCGACGAGGCAGTAGCAAAAGTTAAAGCACTTAAAGTGTTAGATGATGAGGACAGCACGACATACATCATCACGCAGAAAGTTGACCATGAGTAATTTTTATATAACTTACTTTGCAAAGAAGCATAAAAAAATAATAACTCGTAAAGGTCAGTTTGATAAACCTGACGGAACAGAGGGCAAAGCCTTTGTATCTAAAGACGGCAACCCTTGTTTGATCTACTGGGATTTAGACGCAAACGGTTGGCGAAATGCAACAGGTCAAGTGAGGATTAAATGGAACTAACTTTAATGGAATGGAGTATAGCGATCGTTGTGTCGATCGCTATATTATGGTGGTATACATGAGCGACTTTATTTGGTGTCATGGTACGAACTGCCACAAAGCTCATACGACTGATCGTGTGCGAGGTTCTAAAGGCTCGAAAGTTTTAAGAACTAGGAAAGTTAAACAGCATACTAATAACTCTTGGTACGAGAGGAATAGTGTGTTTAACTTTTTTTGTAGTCAAGGTTGTTTAATGGATTTTATGAGGACACACATACAGCGCGTAGTTGCACTCGATCCACGGAACGAGCCACTTGAAACACCGATCAATGACCCTGAAAGATCAGAAGGTTATTATAGAACTTGGAAAATAACAGAACGAGGTATTGACACTAGCACAGAATAATATATTATCCCACATATGATAAATAATAACGAAAGGACAAACAACATGAGACAATGTGTTGAGTGTGGTTGCACACCTAAAAACGACGAGTGGGCAGTCAACAGCGATAAACATTGCATGGATTGTGAGCAAGAGTTTAACGACTATTACAATGCATGTATGGAAAACTGGAACGAGCAACAGGCAACCTTTAACGAGGAGAATAAATGAGCTGTGAAGTAAATACAAGGTGGTTTGAAAATGCCTACGAAGAATATTATGATGATCTTAAAGCTAAAGGATTATCAGATCAGGAAATAGATAAGTTTATAACTGATCTATTTTATAACTCTAACTAATGAAAGGACATATGAAAGCAGACGAGCAGACATATAAACGATCTAACAGATTCACAGGTGAATCTGTTATGCTCACTAAAGAAGAAGCCAAAAGACATGACGCAATTTTTTTATGTGAGATGATGGCAACCCTAGAAGATAAGGAACTAGGCACAGGTGCTTCTAAAATCTGGGAGACAATGCGAGAGCATTTAAACTGGTTTAGAAAAAACAATGCGAAAGCATATATGGTTTTATTAGATTAACAAATAACCACAGGATATAGTGTCAAGGAAAATCCTAGACACTATGTCCAAAATGGGTCGGGCTTCGCCCGACCTGTTGCATAAATGTCACACAACTTCTGCTTGTAAACTGGGGCGGGCCCACCCCATAGAGGTACCACCACAGGTTGCAAATAGCTTGTAAATTACGGGCGGGGGCCCACCCTAAAAGGCCATAGGGGTCCCAGAGACAGTCTATATAGCTTATTAAACACAGTTATGGTAGGTTGATTTGAAAACGGTTATAGAAATGTCAGACTCAAAAAATATTATAAAAAATTTACCAGAAAATGAGGCACAAGAATACGCAGATCTAGAGCTAGCTGATGAGCTAGCCAATATGAAGAATTTGGTTACATATGATTTTTTAAATTTTGTAAAATATATGTGGCCAGAATTTATTGAAGGCAAACACCACAGAGACATAGGACAAAAGTTTAATGACTTGGCTACAGGCAAAATAAACCGTTTGATTGTGAACATGCCACCACGTCATACAAAATCAGAATTTGCATCCTATTTTTTACCAGCTTGGATGATAGGTAAGAATCCTAATTTAAAAATAATTCAAGCAACCCACACAGCAGATCTTG